GTAGCTACACCCGTAGTATCCCTTGAGGCAACGCCATAATACCAATCATGGTACAACCGCTCCCCTGCCCTATGTTGTGTATCGTTAAGCTGTTTACGGCTATGTAACTCATCAATAACACTCACCGTCCTCACCCTAGCCCTTTGGCCACCTGAGTGGTCTAAAGTAAGCTCAACTTCCCCACGCTCTAACCTAACCTTAGTGCCTAAATCGTATTGCCTGGTAATTTTCATCGCGCATCCTTTTTATGGTGTAAGGTTTGATACGTATCATATTGATACAATTATAGATATTTGATATTGAAATGCAATAAATAACATATAATTACAGAGATAATTTAAGAGATTGGATTAAGTGAACCTACCCTACCCGTCTCAAATACACCGCCAGCTTCAACACCTCTTCTGTCGCCTCTATGTAATCCTGCTTAAACTCAACTAATGCCTCCCTAAACGCCTCTTCCTCCGCCTGCGCCCTATCCATACCAGCATCATACTCCTTGATAGCCGCGCGCTCGATGTAGCGGTCGTAGTAGGTAAATCTGGCTAGGTGTAGGAGGTCAGTGTTCATTACCCTAAGATTGCCCTACACCCGGTTGTAATAAGACCTTGCGTTTCTCCACATCCACCGCAAATTATATCCCTAAGCATTACTCTTTCGGGATAGGTTGCTACTGCGCGGTAATGGCATTTTACGCAAATAACCTCAGTCATTACGTGCGGCCGATAATCGTCCAATTGCGCAACATTTTTAGCATTATCATTGACGGCCATATATCCCCCACAACACAGCAATCATTGCGGCAGCTGCTAGCGCTCTTGATATTACAACGTATCCTATAAAAAATAGGAATGCCGCTGCGATCAATAAACTGAAAGTATTAGATAAATAAAATATCGTCTTTTCATTTAATTTCATCCTACTTCCCTCCCTTATCGAGGCGGTAGTAGTAATCAATGCTATATTCTTTATTTGAGCCATACGTGCCATTAGCGCGATACGAAGCGCACCCCCCCACCGCATACTCCCTACCTGGGCGATATGCGACCATTAGTTCGTGGTTCCCCAAGTTATCAACCAGCACCACCCTACCCACATCATCTGGTGTAAGTGGCGTTACCTTTGGGTCAATACGCTCTAGCTCTTCAACTGGTGACGTTTTATCGCCGTTTGAACTATCAAGGATTTTTTGACAGTTGGCGCGGGTGTTCCATCTCTGCTTGGCGTATATTTTTGATTGTCCGCCATCAAAATTTATCGAGCATGATTCGCATCCTACGCCATATAATCCACTAACCCCATATCTCATAAATGATGCCTCACCCCCACAAAACGGGCATGGTTTAAGTTTTTCATTCATTTCTAATTCCTCTTTTTCAACAATCCCGAACATATTCCCCTTTGTTTTTTATTGTTCAAACCGCCCAATACGGCGGTCAAGATTGCCTTCCAAAACTTCTAGGCTGGCTTCGGCTACGCCCTCTTGGTACGCTATTTCTGCGTCCTTGGTGTGCGAAGAATAATCAACCTGCGCCCACCTTAGCCGCTCAGGTCTTTTGTAACTAAACCAGTCATGATCCGCCATTTCTCAATCCCTCATGATTAATTTTTCCAGAAAACACAGCCGTTAGCGTTTTGATCAACGATTTTTCCTTGGTTCGCGGCTTGTGCTGTAGCCGCAAACACTGCACGCTACAACAATTCCATCCGTATGCTGGGGTGGCAAACCACCCGCCGCAACATTCGCATTTTTTCTGATTCATCCTACTCTAACTCCGTTTAAGTGGTTGTTATTATGCAATGATTCGTATTTTGCTATTTCTGAAATCTGAGATGCGGTAAAGAGATGCCCCCTACCGAGCTTATCTCTCTTCCATATCAGTGACTTAGCCACAGCATACGGGTCTTCTGGGGGCTTTTTAGGCTCCTGTATGCCGATTGATTTCAGGTAGTTGGCCATGATTTGTTGCTCTGATTCACTGAGCTTTTCCCCCTTCTCCTGCCGCTTTTGGAGGGAAACGATTGCCCATTGTGGTATTTTTTGGGGTGATGGTGGGGGCGGTTCTTTTCTTAAATTTTCATTTTCATTTTCTGGGGGGGGTGGAGGTGTCGCCTCGCGCGTATATACGCGCGCGCGCGCCTCCCCGTTTTTTTCATTTTTTTCATTATTGTTAGTGTCCTGTCCGCTGCCCGTCCGTTGTTCTATCCGCTGCCCGTCCGTTGTACTGTCCGTTGTACTGTCCTCATTTTTTTTGAACTGATATTTATCGTAATTACATATAGTTATGATGGTAATTCCGTTGTCCTGTCCGTTGTACTGTTTTACGCTCACCATCTGCTCGGTTTCAAGCATACTAATGAAACGGTCTACTTTTCCACGGCTCCATTTCCAACGTTTTGCAAGCTTCACTTTCGCTCGTCCGCACTGCCCTCTTTCAATGACAATCTTCTGTCCATTTTCTATAATGAACCCACGCGCATGGTTTGCTAAGGCAATGAGGTCAACCCATGCCTGACCACGCGAAAAAGGCTCTGACAACCATATTGGATGGGACTGTATTTCCCGATGTAAGGCTATGAATCCTTCCATGACTTCTTCCTTCAGTTTTGCGCTAAAGGATGTTTCCGTATATAATTTATATTATGGAGCATCCGTTAACTGTTTGTTAATTATTGATATTAGTTGGAGTTAGGTTAAATCATTGTATTCGATGGATTTATCCAAAACCCCCCAATTCTTTAGTACGTTAAATCCTTCAGTTGGCGTGCGACATACTTCGTAATGAACGCCTTGTGCCTTACACCATTGCTCAAAATCTTTTTGGTAATCTGTCTGTGTGTTTTTGCCGTTTTTGAATTCAATGTACCCGCTGCCTGTAGACCAATTAACCGTATAATCCCCCGCGCCAGATATCATTCCCATTGCTCGCATAATAAGGGCGGTAATAGGGTGGCGCTTGCCTTCATTTGGGATATGCACCCAGGTAGCGGTTAGTTTGCCTGTAATTGCGTATTCACGTAAGCCGTCCGCAAATTTTATGCAGTGTAGCTCTTCAGGTTTTACCGTTGCTTTAAACGGTATCTTGCCACGCGCCATCAACCTAACTAAGTAGGTGGGGCAGGGGGTGTTGTTGCTTTTTTTAGGCAAGTTATCCACAGGCGATTGTTCCAATTTGGTACAAATAATTAACAAGGTAGCATAAGGATATCGCGCTACGCAAGCGGGGTTTGTTGCAAAAGTGATTTTATGCAAATTTAATTGATTTTTTACTTGCGCTTGTGGGGATGTTTTGATAGATTGAATCAAGACTTTTCCCTCCAGGAAATGTTGAACATAGTAGATTAATCCCCTCTGTGTTTTCTAGCCCCCGTTAGAGCGGGGGCTTTTTTATTGGCTATATACCGCATTTTTTACTGATGGAAATACTCGTGAGATTTGTGTTGCGGGTGCGTAACGCATTTATTTCCTGCTGCTCTGCGTCACTAAAATCCATGAAGAACCAGGGAACAAGTACAAACCACCCGGTGATTCCGAGAACAACATTCTTTCCGGTTTTGTTGGTTTTTGGTAAAAGGCGGTTAATCTCATCTTGGTTGGATGAAATTTCGTAGCTAATAGCTTTACATGATTTATTCTCATCGCCCAATTGTACGGCACTTACTGGGTTGGCAACCCTTCCAGCGCACGCAGATAGTGTTGCTATAATTGCTATGGTTGTAATTATCTTCTTCATAAATTCCCCTCTTAGATTGTTAAAACTACTTCTTCCGATGATCTCTTTTGTCAATAAGGCGTTTATATGCCGCTTTTAACGCATTTAACTTTGCAACAGACGGCTTCTTTTTATCACTCCATCCACTAACTGTAGACTGATGTACTCCTGCCTCTAAACAAACAAGCCTTATACTCATGTAATTCGCCTCAATTTCTTGTTTAAGGCGCTCATACTCTTTAAATGTATCAATTTCTTCAAAAACAGACTTTCCCATATTTTCCCTAAAATATTATTTAGATAAAACAAACTATGTATTAGGCGATACTAAGATAATTTTTCTGGAATTACAAATAAAAATTCATCCATAGCTTCGTGAGTTATATCAATAATAATAGAATTATATTCTAACAATTTGATTAATATAAATTATATCGTTTTTATAAAAAAACATTAGAATATATCTAAATATAATGTTGACTTTATATCTAATATAATGTACGTTTATTTTATTGGATTTACATAGATGCATTCTAAATATATAGGTAAGATTATGAACGACAACGAGCAAGTCATTACCAAGTACTACCCCAGCTTAGATGATCAAATTATTATGGTTCTGGAGTTTGAAACTAAGTTGAAAGAGC